CTGTTATCCGTAAAACCGTTCTTCAGCGTGTAGCTAATGTAAGCATTGCTGCTAGTTTGCTTCATTCGATACTCTGGTGGTAGCCAGTTATACACCGCACTTTGTTGCTGACGGATGCTTACTTCAGAACTTTGGGCAAAGCACATGATGATAGAAGCAGGGTTTTCCATTGCAGCTTTTACTACACTGTACGCACCAAATTGTGTCTTGGACGAGTTGTGCGACAATAGGTTACCAATATAGTAGTTATGATATTTAGGAACATTAAAATCCCAAATATCTGATAACTCTTCGCTTTTCTCACATTTCTCGACCACAAGGAATCTGCCGTTAGGACTATTAACTAGACTGTATTTTTCTGATATTTCAGATGCGTTTATCCAACCTTTATCAGTTGTGTAAATCCTATGTTCTTCTGAGCATTTAATCTTTGTGCCGTCTGAGAAAACAAAACTTAGTATATAGCTTTTCTTGCGTTTCTTGAATGGTTTATCTGCATTTGCTACTACTGTTGCGTTCTGATTTTTATCCCATGCCAATACGTGAAACCCCCCTTCAATTTCAGATACCTTCCTGCTTACCATTAGGACAGGATCGTAAATCTCCTGCTCTGGCGCAAGACACCTGTTCCCACCTAATACCAATGCTTCATCACGCACTACAAGCTCATCCCATACTTTCTGCCAATGCTTAAACTTAAATCCATATCGAAACGGGTCTTTATTGGAGTTACGGATAGCCTCTTCTCGTGCAGAGTAAAGCTCGACAAGCTCCTTTGCATCCATCTCGGCAATCTCGTCATCCGTAGGGATTCCAAGTATTTCGTGGGGAGTCCAGTTCATACGATAACCTCGGCTTCAATCACCTTGTTGGCGCGTCTTTGCTTCGATGCCTCAATAAGAACCAAAGCGTCCTCAATAGACAAGCCTTCTTTTTTGTTTGCCCCAGAATCTGATATTCCAGCAAGCGAGGATGATTTGTCCTGCATAATGCCAATGGTCGTAGCCAGCTTCTCAGGGGAAACCAAGGCCAGTTGCTCAGGATCATCGTGTAATTGTTCAGCTTTCTTGAACAAAAGGTCAGTGTATTCCATAGCAGCCATCGCGTAACGGGTCGAGAACTGCTTGCGTTTCTGCTCTAGGGTGGAGTTGTGATCCCACTCAAGCCGTCTGATTGTCTCGTTGGATAGGCTTGTAATGCGGCGTATCTCGGTAATGTTCGCCCCTTGTGCCAGCAACCATAGGGCTTTAGCAGCTACATCTGGCTTCGTGTTCTCGGCACAATTAGCAGGCAAGTCTTTAGCTCGCTGCCTAATAGCGTCCATAAACTTAACCATTGAATCTTTGTTATCAATGGTAGAAAGGTCTGTGTCTTTTTCTTCTTCCATAAAGCTGGAATGTATCTATAATGCCATACTTAGCAAGTTTAATTAACGCTGCTGCTGGGCTTGCTTCTCTTGCTCTAGCTCTTTAGCCATCTCTGCATACATTAAACCTACATCCCTAGTAAACTGTGGATCATCTTTTGCTTGCTCGATAAGTGCCTGAACACCAGGTCTAGTCATTGTAATACCGCGCATCATTTTATTCATGTTTTCAGCATATTTGACATCTCCAATGTTTTTGGACATATAACGCAGCATAGGGCGTAGGTTATTAGAACCGTAAGCAGTAGCTAGGGTTAAATTGTTTAAATAACCAAATGGGTTTGATACATACCACTTAGCCCCTTGTGGCGACCACAAACTATGAAGCCCCATTGTTTCAGCTTCTATTTTTGTTAAAGGCGAGTTAGCTTCACCAACTTTTGCAACAGCAATAAACTCATCCATTGTGTCACGGCCAACAACTTTATCCATGCTTTTCAACCATTGTGGAGCATTGCGACCATCCTTCCTGTCATAACCAAGAAGTTCTTTGTTAATCTTCTTCCAGCTAAGTGTTTTTAACCCAGCTTGACCACCACTAAATAATTCTTCCTCTGCACCACCAGCAAAATCCTTGCCGAGCTTAGAGAACATATCTGCGCCGAGCTTTTTCTTACCAGAAGGAGTAAGCATGCTCATTATGTCGTCAAGTTCTTGAGGGGTGGCTTTATATAGTGCAGTATGAGCCAATACATCACCGTCTATGTTGTCAAATTGACCATTTTTTGCCAACTTAATAACTTCGTTATCAAAGAACTTTTCTTGTTGTTTTTGAATGATAGCTTTCTTCTCGATCTGTTTCAGTAACTCCTTGCGCTCATTAAGTGGGATGAGTTCAAGTAATCTATTTGCCTCATTAGCATCCATGTTTACCTTATCGACCTTAACTTTCTTCAAGACATCATTTAACTCAGAAATTTGTGAGTTAATGCGTTTAGCAATAATCGGATTTTCCCAAAGTGTTTCAACCATTTCTGGTGTATGCTTGGAATTGATGCCATTAAATACACCGTCAGGTGCAATGCCAATCTGCTCTTTATAAACATTCTTTAATTGTTCACGAAGCATATCTGCACCAGCATCATCACCAGTAACTTTTAATGCACCTATAAGGTCTTTAGCTGCCTGTGTGCTAGATAACGCAGTTTCAACCATTACCTCTGGGGATTTAGTTTTAGCCCCAAATTTCTCAGCTAAGATAGCTCCAGGCGAACTTCTGCGGAAGGCAAGGCTTGTCTCATCGAAAACCTTCATTGTATTAGCCCAATCTGCTGTAAGATTGTATTTGGCAAGTGTGTTTTCAAATATGTTACCCACTTCAGCAGCAACGCCAGAAGCTACTTGCTGTGATGTTGTGGATGAATTAGTTTTACTCGTTGCTCCAGAGATACCCTTTCTAATGTTATCAATATCCCGCATCGTAAGATTATCTGGGAATGATTTTTGGTATTCTTTTAGTAGTGACTCAACCTCTGGGCTTCTTAGCCCCCTGTTTATCGGGTCGCTAAGTTTTCTCTGTATTTGCCCAAGAACTTCCGCTTTAGGAACTGAAACACTAGCTACATTAGGGCTAGCATAGAAAGCATCAAACGTAGCTTTGTTTATTTCATCACCCTTGGCAGCAGCATCATCAACAAGTTTAGAGATGGTATTGCCCAACTCTACTTTATTGGTAGATACAGGTCTAAGATAATCAACTCGCTGACTAATTATTTTCTCATTAGCTTTACGGATACTCTCATCTTTTCTTGCGATATGCCCTGCTAATTTTTCTGCTTTTGTTGCTATTCCAGCTTCACCAGCCATCTCTGCACCAACTGGAGTTACATTATCTAGTTCATTAAGCTTATTGTATTTGGGAGATTTTTTAAGCAGCGACTCAGCCTCCATTAAATCTTTTGCAACGATATTCTCAATGGTAGAACCACTTCTCCTAGCTAATGGCTGGATTATTTTACCAGCCCCATAACCAGTAAGGAATCCCAACGCTGCTTCTTTGCTACGATCAATCGCTATCTCTTTAGGCTTAACATCCATGAATAGGACAGCCCTAAGTGCAGCATCTTGGATGGAACCCCCAACAGCATAACCAGCAGCTCCAGCCGCAGCGACGGTTGCGGGTGCTATTGGCCCACCTGCTAATCCAGAAGGTGCTGCTGCAATACCAGAAATGGTTGGGATTGTCTCACTAGCGACAAAAGCACCAACATCCTTCATATTTATACCCTTTGGTAATGCGAGAATATTTTTACCTTCTTTGTTTTTAACTAGAAAGTTTTGCCTTCCGTCAATATTAAGTGTTTCAAGCAAATCGTAGCCCTTACCTGCTCGCTGAAAATATTCTTTTCTAGAATCATCATTTCTCAATCCAGCTAAGATAGCGGTATCTAATGTGCTAACTCCAGTTTCAACATCAACATCCTCATAACCAAGTTTAGATAGTTCTTTTTTTAGCTTCTCTGGATTTTGCTTATAGACCTTTTCATCAAATGAATTATCTGAAGAACCATAGCTACCCATACCGCTTGGGTCAAAATCTGGGGTGTATTGTTTAACGGTTTTTACGTAATCCTTAATTGTTTCCCCAGAAGCCATGCCATCTAGCACAGCTTGTTTTTGTGCCACTGCTTCATTAAGATATTGCTGCTGCAATAATGCTTCTTGTTCCCTTAAACCACGCAAATAACCTTTCGCCTTATTAGCGTTTTCCGCATCACCACTGTTTTGGTATTCTTTACCCTTAGTAAGTAGTTGGCGTTTTTTTTCGTTTATGGAGTTTAGTCGCTCCATAAATTGATCTTTTAGTTCGTTAGGCATGATTATTGGTTTAAGAAATTATCAATATCTTCATCCAGCGGGGTCAACTTAAATAATTCTGGCTTAGTAGTTGATTCTTTCTCTCCAAATTCAAGTTTAGTTTTCTCAACCTTAGCTTTAAGTGCTGGATTATCTTTGAGCATTTGTTGAACAGCAGTCCCTTCACCGTATGCTTTATCAAGAATATCAAGTGCTTTAATGTTTGCCTCAACTGGACGCATAGGATCACCTAATGCCCCAAGGTAGAAAGCGAGTTCTTTTTCGGAATCTAGTCCCTTAGCCCCCATTTCAGATGCTTGTCTAATTACGTTAATTACGTTTGGAGACATGCCGTTAATTACGTCTCTGTAAACTTGA